TGCGTTGACGCAATTTATCCGCTTCCCTTTTGATGGTTTGTTCTTTGGTTTCATGTTTCATTGTGCTGGTCTCCAGATGTCGCCATGGCTGACGATGATGGCTGTTAGAATGATAAGTGATAGGGCTATCCAGAATAGCATTGGTTGTTCCTTGGTGTGTGGTGTGATGTTGGTTATCTGAGGATGTGCTTTTGCGTTGAAAGGTAGACGCTCATGTTTGGATAGGCCTTGCTCAGATGTTCAAGTGTGCATGCCGTAAAGGTCGCAACTCGAAAGCCTGACGAATTAAGGACGCTGTTGTCCTCGATGAGTACGAAGCCAGTGTAAAGGCCGAAAGTATCGTTCGCTGATACGTAAATTCCTTGTCTCATTTGGTGTCCCTTGGTTTGTGTCCCTTGATTGGGTGACATGGCCTTGACCGTAGCCAAGGCGATATCAGCCAATCAACGAATGGCTGTCGCTGTTGGTTTGTCGGTGCGGTACACTACCTCCATTTTGTCAGAGTTGTACGATGAACGTCCATAGACGACGCCATTGTAGACGAGGGCCATAGGAGATTGCAGGTATGCAATGTGAGCGTATTCTGCCTGTGAAATGTCGATTGTGATGTATCCGACGCCATCGGGTAGAGTTCCGCTTGATTTGAAAGTTATCAGCGATTCGTTGACTTGAATCCAATGTGGAAAATCAATGCTCATTTGGTCGCCTCTTTCGCTGCAAGTTGTTCTTCATATCCCTCAAGTATGCCTTCCATTATGTTTAGCCTGTGTTGGAGAATGCCAACATAGGCGCGATCTGTTTTCCAACCTCTGCCAGACTCTTCCAGTATCTCCTCATAAATGGTGGAGCATACACGATGCAGCTCTTCAATTCGCTTTTTTAATTCGGCTTCAGTCATTTGGTGTCCCTTGGTTGATGCATCAAAAGCAATGCATATTCTAAGGTACATCAGAGCATTGTCATTGTCAACAGAGGCGGAGCAAAATAATTCAGATTGAAGAGCAAGGCTGTGAAAATAATATGAAGCCTTGTGCGGAGAAGATACATTGTGTGCAGTGAAACGGAACACAATCCGACACTCAAACGCACCGACCACCGGTTAGGGCGGATGATGGGTTGGGGCGTTGACAATGATGAAGGTGGAGGGATGGGGTAGGGTCTCTCTCCCTCGTCCTCTGGAAAAAGAGGAAGGAGGGAGAGACAGAAGGTTGTATCCCAGGGATGAAGGGAAGGCCCTTTTCCAAACAGTGTTCGGTTCCCTTTCCCGAACGGTGTTCGGTGGACCCAATGCCGACCCCCTCCCCCACAGGGGGAGAATACCCCCGCAGGGGGACCCCCCTCTAAATTCGGGCAAATTTTTATTACCCCTCACAACGTGCTATGCTGCCTTTGGGAGGCTTATGTGAGAGTAGCTGATTTGCCTGATGACTTACGGAAGCAGATGGGAGTTATCTTTGGTGATCCGGAGCGGTTCATACGGATGTTGTGGATACCGGACAAGGCGAGTTCCAAGCGTGTTCGTTTCGAGCCTAATCTTGAGCAGATGCGTTTGTTGGAGGAGGTTCAGAACCGGAAGCGAGTGATTGTTTTGAAGCCTCGTCAGATTGGTGTGAGTACTTTGTTACGGGCTTATGCTTTGTGGCAGGTTTATAAAACTGACGACCCTGTCAAGTTTGGGGTGATAAGCTTTCATGACAGGTCAGCGAAGCATTTGCGGAAGATGGACAATACGTTGCTTCAGAGTCTTCCGAAGTTGTTGCATCGAGAGTTGCGGGTTGATAATTCTACGACGTTGGAGTTTGCAGATACGGAAGCTACGCTTTGTTCGTATACTGCTGGATCGAAGGGAGGGACGCGAAGCTTTACGTTGACTGCTGCTCATTTGTCGGAGTTTGCTTTTTATGATGATCCTGGTGAGTTGTTGGCTCAGGTGACGGCCACAGTTGGAGAAGGGCAGATCATTATTGAGAGTACGGCCAACATGAGCGGGGATGCCTTTCATCGTTTGGTGCAGGGTTGTCCTGAGAATGGCTGGCATCTGGTGACGTTCTGGTGGTGGGAACATGAGCGTTACCGGATGCCAGCTCCGCGCAGGTTTAAAAGGACTGATGAAGAAGAGGCTTTGGGGAACCGTTATGGTTTGGATGATGAGCAGTTGTACTGGCGAAGGCAGCAGATAGCGACGTTGGGGAAAGAGAAGTTTCGAAGGGAGTATCCGGCATGCATGGACGATGCTTTCTTCTTTGCGAGTTCGACTTACTTTGATGCAGATGATTTGCTGGCTATTGAGGCTTTGCCGTTTACGGATCGTGACCGGGTATACGAGGAGCCGATAGAGTCTGATTGTTATGCGATGGGTGTTGATGTTGCTGCAGGGGTTGGGTCTGACTACTCGGCCATTACGATTGTCAGTCTATCGACGCATCAGCCGGTGTATCATTATCGGAACAACAAGATCAGCCCGACTGACTTTGCTGATGTGGTTGTGAAGATGGCACAGAAGTATCACAATGCGAAGGTCTTGTGTGAGAGCAATAACCATGGTCATCTTGTTCTTTATCGGATGCGCCACATGGGGTACAAGAACCTGTGGTTGTCTTATAAGGGAATGGATTGGGTTACTTCGGTGAAGAGCAAGCTGGATGCGTATGAGACGCTGAGAGAGTATGTGGGGGCCGGGATGATAACGGCGCTGGACATGCAGGTGCTTGCAGAGTTGCGGTCTTTGGTTGTAATGCGTGTTACGCCAGAAGCGCCGAAGGGGATGCATGATGACATGGCTATGTCAATGGCTTTGGCGTATCGGTGCATGCGTGATATTCCGAGAAGAGTATTGACGAATGCGAGACGAAAACACATGGACATGCTAATCTCAAAAACAAGGGCGTCAAAAATGAAGGAGACGCAACTTCCCTGGAAGGTGAATACATGATCAGTCCAAAGATTGTTCAGGAACATTACGCTGCTCATAAGAAGTACTGGGATGAAAAGCGTCCTGAATTGAGGAAGCTTCGAGCTGCGTACATGTGCAGGTATTGGGATAAGGCGCATACGCCAGATCAGATACTGATTGAAACCTCAAGGGCTTATGAGTTTATTGAAGGCTATGTTGCTTCGCTGTTTGCTCGCTCTCCTGCAGTTGTTGTTAAAGGAGACTTGAGGGGAAAAGGGGATGCGGCCAAGGTGCAGGCCCTGGTCAACAATTATCTGAGCGGCGTCCGAAATCAACTGGAAGACAGCACAAGACTCGGGCTTATTTACCCTTGTTCATTTTTGAAGTTGGTGCCCAATGATCATCCAGACCCATTTCGGCGCGTCTCTATTGCTGCGGTTGCTCCTTGGGATGTTTTGGTGGATACTGATGCACACTCTTGGGGCGCACAGAAGTTCGTGGCCCACCGTTACTATGTTACTTTGAATGAAGCAAAGAAGAAGTATGGCAACAAAAAGTTTGCTCCTCATCCCTTGATACGGTTCCTGGATATGGTATCCGAAGCCAGAGACAAGGGGTACGGCGGAGAAGATAAAGCAAGCGAAGATCCGCACTTTCAGTACGTAGAGATAGTTGAGTTCTATGACTTGGCTGATGATCGCCTTGTCATCTGGAGTCCGGACTACAAGAATGGAGACAAGTTTGTTTATGATGGGATTGTCATGCCGGAAGGCGCGGAAGGAGAGATCAAGGAAAAGAGGTACAACGCCATTCCGTTTAAGGATAGCGCTAACCACCCTATTGCTCCTATCGTGCCTCTGTATTACTCTCGGCAGCCTGATATCCCCCTCAGAGGATACTCCTCGCTGAGAAGAGTCTACGATCAGGTTCAAGAACACAACATTATTCGGTCTTATCAGGCGTCCATGGTGCGGAAAGCTGCTCGTCAATGGGTTGTAGAGTCAGGTGTGTTTGACTCGGAAGCCATGGCAAAGCTTACTCAAGGCGTCGATGGAGAGTTCATAGAAGTGGAGTTGTCGCCTGGACAACAACTTGCTGGCTCCATTATGGCTGTTCCACATACGCCTGTCCCACACGAGCTGCAGCAATATGCGCTTGAAGTACAGAACGATTTCGAAAGAGGCTCCATTCTGGCTCCATTTACAAGGGGAGAGTCGACCAGGGCTACAGCGACAGAGATAACAGCGCTCGCTGCTTACTCGTCTTCTGAGGTCGGCAGGCTCGCCAGAGAAAGAGACTCGACTATAGAAGGGATAGCGTCTATTTACATTGCAATGATGAAGCTGTATTTAGCTGATGAAGGTGATGTTATGGTTCTCTCCGGAGAGGCTACAATCGTTAATGCTGACGATCTGACAGGCGATTTCACCTACTATGCACAAGATTCTGGCGCGACTCCAGTATCGGAAGCAATCAAGAAGCAGGAATTCATGGCCGCGTTGCCAACTCTCGTCTCGATGGGCGTTCCGCCCGACAAGATTCTCGAAGAGATAGTCCGGTTTCTTGACCTTCCGCACTCCTTCCTTGAACATCTGGAGTCTGCGCCAATGTCTCCGCAACCTCCCGCGACAACCGCTGCAGAGGCTGGCATGCAGTCAAGCGGTGGCCTCGCGCCAGGACAAAACCCGTCTCCTGAAGACATAGCCCAGTTCTTGCCGCAATGATAAATCCCAGACCAAAGATACTCGATTATGTTGCTTCTCTCGACTACGCAGTCTTTGAAGATGGCGACTGGAACTTGAACATTATCGGTGTAAGAAAGCGACACGGAGAACCAAACAAGTACGACGATACCATTGTCGTTTGCTACAAGAAGAACGGACTGTGGCAAGAAGAACGGTTCCCAGTGACGACAGATCCAGGGCTTTATTGGCTTAACAACCCAGGAAGGGTGGAAGGAACCGCCATTCTTTGCCCAGGACAGTACAGAGGAGCGTGGCGCATTGGAAAGCATAGAGGGAAGTACGACGCATTGGTGCAAGTCAAGGCAGTAAGGGTTTTCAGAGACTCGAATAAAGACAATTTTTTCAATATGGAACCGAACACTGTTCGGGAAGGGCTGTATGGCATCAACATCCACCGTTCAGGGCGTGGAACTACGCAAAATGTCAACAAATACAGCGCCGGATGCCAGGTTTTTTCCGACTTTTCCGACTTTAATGCCTTCATGTACCTGTGCGAAAAGCAAATAGACGAACGAGGGTGGAAAAACTTTACGTATACCCTATTGACGGAGCCAGAAAATGCCGGTTTATGACTTCAAATGCACCAACTGTGACGCAAAAGCGGAAGTGTGGCGCTCATTTGACGACGAATCCAAGGAAACATGCGAATGCGGCGGCGAAATGAAGCAATGCATAACGCTATGGGCCAACACCCCAGGCAGATGGGGCGATTCGACAGGCTATTTTGACCGAGGACTGGGAACATACGTGGAAAACTACGTGCATAGAGACAAGCTGATGAAGGAAAAGGGACTTGTTCCCACAACACAGCAAGAGCAAATGGATCATCAGCACGCAGTCCATGAAGAACACAAGCAACATCAGAAGGATGTCGAAAAGTTTACCGAAGTCTACAAGAAAACCAATAGTAGTGCAGAGGCCGCTGCCGCTGCGTTCCCATGCAATGACATATAGGAGACGACATGTCCATACCACAAGAAGTACTTGCTGGAGCCGAGCAGGTTGCAGATGAACAAGAAGCCATAACAACAGATGTTTTGATGGGAAGCGCCCCAAGGGGTCAGTTCTCTGCCAGCGCCTTGAATCAATTGGTAGATGAAGTAAATAAGATCCTACCCAAAATGGGAATGCCGCTTTATCCTACTTTTACAGAAGACATTACCGTATTTCCACCAGAGTTCGTGGATGTCATCATAGGGCTTGCTGGCGCTGCTGATGCTGCTGGAGTTGAAACATTGATCGAACTCGATGGCGTAGAGTCCGATAGGGAGCTTGCTGTTCTTGCTGGTGCCATAGGCGCACTTGCAGAAGAAGAGGCTTTCTTGGAATACATAGCCGGCAACATGGCCCCAGAAGAAGAGATCGTAGAAGAAGAAACGGTCGTGGAAGAACCCCTTCCAGGCGGTGGAGAAGAAGTGATCGAAGACGAAGAACTATTTATGCAGAGAATGTAATATGGCTGATGAACCAACAAAAGAAGAACTCGAACTGATGATGAGAATGATCTTGGGAAATAAGTACGATCCAGACTTCGACCCAAGAACGCTTGGAAAGAGTACCGATCAAATGGACCCATCTGCTCGAATTGCGGCTGGATTGAACCCTAATTTTAAATCGGAAAAAGCATTCCCAAGACCAGAATGGAGCCGAGATTCTAATATTACCATGACATTAGGGGATGTCTTTGGGGCCGTGATGACTGGAAAAAGTCCATTACGTTGGGCTATGATTGCCGAAGAGCGAAGGAGGAAAAAAGAGAAAGCAAACTTGGAGGCTGGACTGACTGCAACGGGAGAAGTGCCTGATAGACCATGGGTGGTGAAGTTTTCTGATGGAAAAACGCTAACGTTTTCTAGTAAGGAAAAAAAGGACGAATTTATTAAAAACTACAAAAACATGCAGGAGCTTGTGCGAAATGCTGCTAAACAATAAGAGGATGCAACAATGAGCGAAACGAATACCCCAGTGACGGAAACTGCGGAAAGCACAACTGAGAGCGCCCCTTCCACTGAAGCAACGGATGAGGCATCGTCCACAGTGGAAGAGGCTGCTCCATCGGCCAAGTCGGATACCTATGAAGACAGGATAGAGGGTCTTCTCAAGGCCGCTGAAGCCGAGAGACAAGGAAAGGAGGTCGAAGCAGAAGCCCTGAGAGAGGGTGAGTCATGGAACGACATCTATAAAAGACAAGACCCGGAAGTCCAGCGTGCCATGCAGTCGCTTCGAAAGGACTACACCCAGAAGACACAAGAGGTTTCTAAGCAAAGAAAAGAGGCCAAAGCTGAAATGGACAAGGCCCTTCAGCTGCAGAAAAGCCTTTATGAATCAGACGCTTATAAGAATCTTCAAGAACTTTCCGAGGAGTCGGGAGAAGAGTTTGATCCTTTCGATCCAGACTCTTTTAAGAAGTATGTTGAAAAGGCTGTAGCAAAAAGATTGAAGGATGTTCTTGAACCAATGTATGCCGAGCAGCAAAAGGTGAGCACCAGAAGCAAGTTGAACAAGTTTATGGATGAACACTCAGAGCTGAGAACAGACGAAGCATTCAAAGGGGAGGTCAAGGAGGTTTTGTTGGCTGACAAAAACTTGAATCTTGAGCAAGCGTATTGGATTGTCCATGGCAAGCGATCCCGCAAGGAGTCGAAGAAGAGTCAGATGGCAGACGAGAACAGGAAACGCGCTGCACGAGCAGCCGGACTGAGGATCGGGAACGGAAGAAAGGCTGGAATGACAGCGCCCCCAGAAACCAAGGGGATGAAGGCTGCAGAAATATACGATTACTTGCTATCTCAGCAAAAATAAAGTATTACTTAAATAGACCGTAGCCCCAGTAGGACACGCGAAGGTCAGGCCCCGTAAATGGATACGCCAAAACGCAACCTCTAACTGGAGCTTATCATGGCTTTGTCATTTGACATTCTTGCGAGTACCTTACGTATTCTGCGAGACCGGGAAGTGGACAACACGTTTAGGACCGTACCTTTACTCGACGCCGTTCAGAAGGCTGGAAATGTCGAGAAGGTTAACGGCGGTTCTAAAGTTGACCACCCCGTTATTCTTACTGAACATTCATCTATTACACAACTTGCAACCGGTTACGAATCCGTAAACCTGGCTGTTAAAGACCCACTGCGTACCGCTTCTTTCGACTGGTGTGACTTTGTTGCTCCTGTTGTTGTTACCGAAAAGGAACAACTCTCGAACAAGGGCGACCGTGCAGTCATCCGTATCGCTGAAGCGCGACTCAAGTCCGTCATGGGCATGCTCAAGCGTGAATGGGAACGACAGACTGTCGCTGGAAACTCGACCATTCTGACTGAACTCAACACCCTCAATGGCGAAGGCGTCGTTGCTGCTGGTGCATGGGGGCCTGCTAAAGCTCAAAATACTGCTGGATTCTTTGAGTCGGGCAATTTTGGTGCCCAAACAAATACGGTTGGCGGGATTGACAAGACAGCATTTACATCTTCTTGGCAGAACCAAACCGCAACTGCGGGCGGTAACTTTCCTGCAAATGGTCAGCAGGCAATGAGCAATCTGATGATCAATACTTCGATCTATGCCCCTGAAGGCGAGATCGATATCATCCTTGCGTCTCCTCTTTCTTATGAAGAGTATCGCAACTCGTTGGCTTTGCTGGAACGATACAGCAGCATGGAGCAAATGAAGGGAACTGCCGGACGGCTTGGTATCCTTTATAATGGCGCCATGATGTACATCGAACCAAATCTTGGCTTTACTGAGGCGGTGGGTGGAAATCCAATCTCCATGTACTTCCTGAACTCGAAGCTCTTCTCAGTCTACTTCGACAGAGACGCCTTCTTCGAGATGGGTAAAATGGAGCGCATTTCTGGTTACGCTGCTATGTCCTCTAACATTATGACCCGTTCTCAGCTTTGCATCAGCAATCTGTCTGGACACGGTGTCCTTCTCAACGCGGAGACTTAATCATGGCTAGTGCAACTTATTTACAATCCTTGGATTCTGTTTATGAAGACGGAACGCCAAGAGGCGTTACACCTTCAAATCGTAGACAAATTGAAACCTTTATCGCAAAAGAAGTAATTGCTATTGGTGATTGGGTGGCTTTTGACATCGCTGCAACTGCCGATGGAGATGTAACTCTTGGAGTTTATAAAGCAGACTCAAACTCTGCGCCCGTAAGGCCCGCTTTTGGTGTCGCCTTGCATGCTGCTACTGCTGCTGAAGATAAAATCGAAGTATGCATTAGTGGTGTTTGCAATGCCTCTGTTGGTGACAACGGTGGCGCCGGTAGCGCTATTGGAACTCTGCTTCAGACTACTTCAACGGCTGGAACGGTTGACGTTGCTTCGGCTGCCTCGGCGCTTCCTGTTTGCGGCATCCTTGCAGAAGCAGTTCCGGGTGGTGCTGGTATCACGCTCAAGCGTGTCGTGGTTCGCAAAAGCTTTTGACAGTTCGTCACGGGGGGCTCGTCCCACCGAAGGGTATCTTCTACCCTGGCCCCCTCCTAACGTGCAGTGGGAGGGGGCTTCATTTTATCAAGGTGATATATGCGGCTTGTTGATCTTAGAGACATGGTGGCAAACATTGTAGACTACGACCCATCGGTTGAAGCCTACAGGAACCAGATTACTGATCTTCTTAATGATGCCTACTACAGGCTATTTAGCGAGAAGCCATTCACCTTTGCACAGAAAGAAGAGATAGTTAAGGCGTATTCAGATGTTAGCCTTGATGTTACAACTCCTGGTGTAGTAACATCAGAACTAAAATTTGGACCTCTTGCTTCAGTTCCATTGCATTGGGAAGGTCAAATTATAGAGATAGAGGGTGTTGAGTATACAATTGCCTGGGTAAAAGATAATGACACACTATTTTTGACCGGCGTCCCAACCCCTTTGTCTGCTGTTACAGCGTATTCAGCAAAGATAAAATTCAGATACCTTGACTTGCCGCAAGACTGCGTAGCAATCATGAATGTAGCAAAGCGTTCCATGACGCTGACTCCGCAAGAGCCAGGGATGTTTACTGCGCTTGCTCGATACGAAGACGAATACTACAACCTTCCGTTAGATGAGGTAAATCTTCCTCATTACTGGATACCGGCTGATGAGTTCCATGTGACGACGCCAAGAAGTGTTGGAGCAATTGCAGGCGCTGGTGCAGCAAAGCCACCTTCTTCAGTTGACATTGCTATGTCATACGTGTTTGCGGGAAGGGAGTCTGCGCTTTCGTCGCCAACAGCAGTAACTCTTTCGAATGTACAATTCACAGTTGCGTTTGATGTCCTTCCCAACGCAAGCGGGTATTACAGGAAAATCTATATAAGAAATACAACTTCTGGATATAAAGGGTTTAGGGCAATACCAGCAACAGCCGGTGGGTCAAGCATATCTACACATTTGATTGATCCACAAACCAATAGCGCAACGTATTCGCATCCAGACTTTGACAGTTCGTTTGAATTTGGAACAACGCCTTACACTGCAAGTGATGGAACAGAGCAGCGCATCAGATTGTATCCGCGTCAAGACAAGGACTACAACATAACAGTGCGTTACATGTACCGTCCCAACCCAATGGTTAATGACAATGACACGCCTGAGTTTCCTTCTGCTTCCCATCAGATCCTTGGATACATGGCATTAAAGGAAATATTTGTAAAGCTTGACAATCTTCCACAGGCAAACCTATATGAGCGAAAAGCAGCTCAAGAGATGATTAGACTTGAACAAAGATACCTTACGCAAATTCCTCGCAGATTTGTTAAACGCGGCATGGTTGATGGCCGTATTGCTCCTATGCCCTTGTACACACCCTTGACTCATACATGAAAAATACTCAAGCACAAGTCAAGTCGCTGGGCGGCTTATATGAAAAGCTACCGCAGGCAACTGACGGTGCAACTGAGTTAACCAACTGGACCGTGGACAAGTACACTGGCGGGTGGGATGATCGCATTGGTTACGAGCGGTACTATCCTGTACCTACAGGAACCTTTCAGCCATTCAGTACGCTTGGCAGAATTGATTCATTGGCTATGTTTAATCGTCATCAGGGGTCGCAACAAACTTTACTCTTTGAGTCTGGCGGAACTTTATACCATCTTGTTGAGTCTCTAATGTTTTTACATACAGTAGAAACCGGCAGAACCAGGCCAACATTGAATGAGGCGCCAACCCAGTATGTACCCTATGGTAGATGGATGGTTATATTGAATGGCTACGACCGTCCTGTAAAGTATGCTGCATGGCCATTTTATAGGAATGCAATAGCCCCTTATGTTCCATTTAAGTATGATCTTGGTTGGCATACTATTCCTGATGCCCCTAATCCTTGGGGGGTCGAGACGTCATCTTCTGCAGCAACGTCAATCGGACAAAATGTCTGTGTATTCTTCGACCCGGAAGACGATGCAGGTCTGGGCATACCGACAGATGCAAAAGAGAACAAGTACAAGTGGCGAATGTCATACATCAACAATGCAGGTTCGGAATCGCCTCTGTCTGGAGAGTCGGAAGAAATTGCATGGACGACCATTGCCTCGAAAAGAAAGTATGCAGCATATATAGAAATACCGACTGGCCCCGATGGTACAGTAGGAAGGCGGCTGTATAGAACAAAGAACTATGGTGCGGAAGGAGGGGGAACTGAGTCCGAATTCTTCTTCGTCAAGGACATCAACAACAATACGGATGAGTCAGTGTGGGATTCTGTTCCAGATGGCGCCCTGGGGTCGACTGCTCCTGGATTGACGTCAAGTGTTACGATGCCTTCAACAAGATCGCGTTTTGGTGCAGTCTACAAAGACTGTCTCTTTATTGATGGTGGCGCTGATAATGACACCATGCTTCACTACAGCAAGCCGGTAAAGCCAGATGAGTTTGAAGCATTAAGCTTTGTAGAGTTAGGAAACAGGAATGTTGGTGGCATCACAGGTCTTTATCCATACTTCAACTTTCTTCTTGTCTTCAGAGAGAATGGGATAGACGCCATTACTGGTGACTACCCTAACTTCAGTGTCGTTCCAATATCTACAGATGTCGGAACGCGGGCGATCAACACTGTTACAAACATTCCCGGCGTAGGGGTAGTGTTCTTGGCAAGCGATGGCGTTTATTCGATCAGCTCAAACATGGCATATTCAGACAGTCCAGGAATCAAAAGGGTTTCAACGCACATGCTTAAAACGATGGAGCGCATCAATCCCGATTGCATTGCAAAGGCTTGTGCTGTCTACTCTCCCAAATGGCAGGAATGGCATTGCTATTTTCCTGCTGACGGAAACCCATTGCCTTCTCTTGGTATTGTATATCATGTGGAAAAGAACGCCTTCTCAGTTCGACAGGGCTTTCCTGTTGGGTGTCTTGCGCGAGACTATCTTGGAAACATTTTCTTTGGACATAACCAGGGAACCGATGCGGGAGCGGGAAGTCAGGCTGGCATATTTGTTGTATCAAGGCGCAGGTGTCTGGGGCAGAGCATTGTTGATGAAGCCATCGTAGACAACGCGCCACCAACATCAATCTATCGAAGCCCTTGGATGGACATGGGAGATGAGACGATAAAGAAGAATGTTCACTACGTCTATCTATATGTACTGACGCAAGGCAACAATTCCATTGCAATGGAGTACTTCAAAGACTTTAACTATGCAGGGACCACAAGCCCGTCAATGACCATGCAGAGGGCTGACCATGTTGATCAGTCCGTCTATGACACTGCAACCGTCGTAACAGGTTCTGATGCGCCTTGGGAGGAGCCTTTGGCTACGCCCATCAGGTACCCCATAGCACAAGGCTCATGTTCTCACTTTCAGTTTAAGATATCAACAACCAATGACATGGTTATTGTTGGGTATGCAGTTGAGTTTACTGCCTCTGGGACTCGAATGATCACGGGGAAAAGAACATGAAACGATGGACTGAAGCGCAAGCGCGAGCAGATAATATCACCGACTATGAGCAGTTTAATAAAGAGTACAATGCTCACAAGTCTTCGCTTAATGGTGGGTTGGATCGAAATCAACTGCCACAGAACTCAGTTACTAAGGCAATGCTGGAAGACTATGCCATGCATAGAGTCTATATGAATGATCATGGAGAGTTTAGAACACCAGAGTTTACAGATACCGCCATTCCTGTAAATACATCCAAGGAGTTCTGGGGTTTGACTTATTCTACATACAATGGCGGATGGATCAATATTGTAGAGCAGGACTACACCAACCTAAAAGATGGAATGCTGTATATTGAGTTTGTAACACATCTATTTTTGAACGTTCATTTCAGCATGGTCAATGGTCCGACTATAAACAACAAGGGGGTTCAATTGGCAATGGAGTGGAATGGGATTCCATTGTTAAATACATTTGAGTATTGCCTTCCCTGGCAGACAGTAAGGCTCTTTGCTAATACATTTGCTCCTTCTGGAACCGGTAAGCTTGTAATCAGAGCAAAAATGACACCCAAAGGGAAAACAGACTGGCTTCATAAAGTGCAGATGCACTTTTGGGGAATGCGCTCTCTCGTCATAGGAAGGTGGAGATGAGCATAATCAACAATGACAACTTTAATAGAGATACGAAGCTTGATCCTGCTCCTTTGAACACAAAGTTTTCGGACGTTGCGACAGGAACAACGAGCATTGATGAAAACAATGTTAGAAACTCGGGTGTAGACAACCCTCAATTCGCTGCAGCATCTTTAATCAATGGGCGAAATGGCTTTCAATTGTATCTGATGGAGTCTGCAAACTGTGGAAGTTCAGGTGGAACAACCATACCCCATTCCAATTTTACGAATGTCTTGCCGAACACATTGGATTTGAATGGAGGGGCCGCAATTACTTTGGCAGAAGGTGATGTTATTCGAGCTTATTGGTTTACCGAATCATCTAAAAGCTGGACAAATGGCGCTGCAGTAGACTTGGTGGGAGCACAGCTTCAGTCAAGGTCAGCCTGGGTTCAATGGTTACAATGGAATTTGGGTGGAACTGGCTATACCGAAGTCCCAGGCCAGGGTAATTTTGTTACTCAGGCGGCAGGATTGCCGGTTGGTTATGTGGGTGAGCCAGTTACAAATACAAATGCAACATGCTTTATTCATCATGCATCTATTATTGATGACGGGACTGTTGCTGAAAACACGGCGCCAACTGATGCAGTTCCTTCTGCCAATTATTCATTTCTTTTAAATGATATTGGAACACAGTTCAGATTGATGTCTACAGGGGCATGGTTTCATACGGTTACTGCGGGCGAAGCTGGAAGCAAGACACTTTCGTTTAGATTCAAAGCGGGTGGGCTGGTGTTTCCTATCTATGGTGCAACTGCGGGGGTCAATTATATTTTAGATGCGTTGGCTCCTGCAATACCATCACCTCCACAGCCCAATAATCCAGAGATTGTAATCTACAATTCCCAACTTGCTATTATAATTATGAGAGCTAAATAATGGCATACACACCTACTAAGACATGGGCATCGGGTAATACGCTAACTGCATCTGACTTGCAATCTAACTTAGATGGGATGAAAGATTATTCTCATAGTGTCTCATCTGGAGACTTGAAAGCTACACAGTGGGCAGATACAAAACACATTATGCCGGGTGTCATCGACGCGCAGACAACCGTTACAAACAACTGCAGTGGGCTCTTTGGTGGACAACAGCATTCTTGGCAGACTCTTAACTACACCTTTCTTACCAGATGGAACTCGACAAGAAGCGCGGCTACAACAAGATATTTAATCATTCCAGAGACGACCTTTACTGTCAATGCAGGAAGGCCAGCGACTATGTTCTTTCAATGGTGGATTCAAGAGCAATCAAGAAACGATGGCTATACTGATGGTTTATCATTTATTGTTACAGAGTCCGACAATGAAAAGAACACATCCCCGCACAAGTTTCCAGAACAGTCCGATGCTCATCGGATAACAGCAGGCACGACTTTTACTACTGGGTTGAATGTGTCTGGAACACGCTACTCATCAGGCTTTTTGGTGGAAGATGGCACGGCGACAAGTTTTGGTGTTGGCCTTCGAGGAAGAAGCGAGAACGGGCAATGCGCCATCTTCTCATGGGGCGTCAGCATAGAGTTGTTTTATTTATAGGAGTTAGAAATGGCAGCACCAGCAATACCAATGATGGCTAAAATAGGCATGGGTCTTACGGGCCTGGGGGCGGTTGGACAAGGAGTTAGTGCGTGGGGAGCGGCTAAAGGGGCTATAAGCGAAGAAGAAGAAGAGCGCCTTAGAGAGCTGGAGCGCATGGAAGCAATCAACATGCTGGGTGGAGACTATGGTGCAGCGCTTGGTAAGCAGATGACCCCAGTGCAAGGGGCTATGAGAGAAGCCAGAGAGCAGATGTCTCAAGATGTATCAGCGCAAGACATAAGTGGTGGGGCCTACTTTAGAGGAACTCAAGCCATGACTGAAGCAGCAGGAAAAGAAAGAGCCTCGGCAGAACGACGAGCAAAAGCGGATGTTGAAAGAGAAGAAGAAAAGAGACGAGCCGAAATGGCGCTTCTCAGAGAGAAGAAGAAAATGAAAGATCAGGCTTGGCTAATTGGTCTTCAGGCTTTAAGCGGTGGCGCAGGAACGCTTGGAAAAGGCATGACTGATATTGGGATGGCCCAACACAGAATCGATTTGCTTAAAGGGTATGCAGGGAAAGGCGCTACAGCTAAGGATGTAGAAGATGGGGCTGGAGCATTTCTGAGCAACATGAAGCTTAGTGACTTTTGGAAGTAGGAGAGATACGGTGGCTGAACAAAGAGCAATGAGTCCATTTGCGGCATCTATGGCGCTGTATAGTGGTCATCTTAGAAACAGAGTGACGCAAGCTTATACTGAGGCCCAAGCAATGATGGCCCAGCAGCAGATGAGCGAGCAAGAACAAAGAAAGACTTGGCTTGCAATGTACAAGGCCGACATGGCAAACATAAAAGCTTTGCGTGCTCAAATACCAAGACTGCAAAAGGCTATTGAAAAGGAAAACCTTAAAACAGATAAAGGAAAATTCAATAATAATCTTAAAATAAGAGGCTTAATACTAAAAGCAACAGAAATTAGGGTTCAAGCAAGAGAAGATGCTGAAAGAATAGTCAATCAAGTTTACGACAAAGTTGACGATCAGTATGATGTAGGTCCAGAAATGTCATCTGCTATTGCTCAATATGCAAATGATATTTGGTTAGGCAATGAAGCTGGTCTAAAGGGTCAAAATTGGGAGTCAGCCCTAAAGAATGGCTTGGGTATCGATGTTGGGCAGCTATCTGGATATAAAGATGCGAGTCGATCTTTAAAACAACTTGTTAAAGAGTTTGAAAAAATACAAGGAAAACCAAAGGCGCAAAGAGCTTATGATCAATTGATTAGATCAGTAGATAGTAAATTGAGAAACAATGGTATTAGTAAATTTGGTGGGACAGATGCTGAAGTTCAGGTCAATAAAGTTTTAGCGGGCATTGGAAGTAAATTGTCTACTCTTATTGAAAAGGATGGAGATTTAGGAAAAAGAATAGATGATGCAAAGCATAAAGAACTAAAGAATAAAGAAAGAGACAAGGAAGCCAAGAGAGCAAGAAGTGGATTGGGGCCTGCATGGGAAGCGGCTGTTCAACAAAGAGAGTTGAAAAAGA